ATTTAAAAAAATTGAAATGAAATTTATTTGAAATTAGTGTTCAAATAATTTAAAATGTATTCTTTTCAAGAAAATAATGTTACCAAAAGAGCGGTCTTGTCAATGATTGCTAATAATGAATATAGGTGTGTTAAATTATTTATGGAAATTGAACAAAAAAAGTGGGAATCTGCTTCATTATACGAAGAATATTTTATTCTTAATTGGATGAAGACTGATTATGATTCTATTTCTGCGACGTTGACGACAAATAATTTTATTAGTGGTGCGGCGAATTATACAACGCATCCATTTATTGAATATTTTACCAGTAAAAAAATGGATGAATTGCGGTGTTTATTGGATGGTGGTTCTGCCGCTGATGCGAGTGCAAAGAAAAATGATGATGAAATTCTAGAAGCGTTAGCTAAAGGAGTTGATATTAATAGTCCCATACTTAATTCTGTTGCGTCCGAAATACAATACGATAAATCTATTCAAGCTATTATGAATGAACTTGAATTTTGTCGGAATATTTTACATACTCATTTTCCTGAACTCAGAAAAAAAACGATTAAACGAAAAACGGGTGATTTAGATGAGGCTTTGCCGGAAAGAGAACAAATATAATATGGAGCGCGAGTCGAAGGAGTTATGTATTGTATGATGTATTGTATATATTGTTTTTTTGTTGTTGAAAGGGTTGTATCAATATATTTTCTCTTCTTTGAATTGATATGAAGAGAGAAAAATGATTTTAAAGACGATATAATGTTAATGCTATAAACTACTCTATAAAATCTGGAATTATTTGTTGTTGAAGAGATTGTAACCATATATTTTATCTTTTGGAAAAGAGATGAAGAGAGAAAAAGGATTTGAAGCGACACACTTGGAATACTGTCTTATCTGGTGTACTGTCGCACTGGCGCGCCGTTATCTCCGATAATCGTTGTTTTTTAATAGTGTGTCGTCTTATTAACATATATTGTGTACCGCGACACCATATTATCGTGTGTAATGTATATTCTCGATAACCCAGAAATGAGTGGTGTTTCGGGAAATGAGTGACGAAAAAATAGGGTGTAATGGTACTATGCTCGGGTGCGATGCTTGGGTGCGCCGGGGTTGCGACACGCCGTATTACCGGTTGTGGATTTCTGTGGCGCGCCGTATTACCATATTATGTCGTCATTCTCGATAAACCAGAAATGAGTGGTGTTCTGGGAAATGAGTGATGAAAAAAAGACGGGCTTTTTTATATTTTTATGTTGTTATGTTTTATATTTTTTATGTTTTTTATGTTTTTTATGTTTTATATTTTTTATATTTTTTATGTTTTTATTTTTATGTTTTTTCTATTTTCTATTTCTATGTTATATTTTTACGATGATTGGAAGCTGACACGCTTGTAGTTCGCCCAGGGCGGTAGTTGTCTAGGTTTGACGTCTTCTTCGCTGTCGTATCTGTCGTCTTCTTTTTGATTGACGGAAAGGTTGTCCGATTGGTCGTCCGATTGGTCTTCGCATTCGTCGTCTGTGTCGTCTTCCATATCCCCCCAAGATAGCCCATTGAGTCCTCTGAATGCTTGTTTGTTGCGCACTTCTCTCAACTGTCTTCTTTGCTCGGTCTCATAGATTTCGTTCAGGCTTTTGGTGCTGTTGTTGAGCTTGGACATAACATCTTCGGTTGGCGCAATATGAACGACGATTTTCGGCTCAACGATGGTTCTGGCTACAATGTCGGCAAAGGACATCTTTTTGATTACTGTATGTGCTGTCTCTGTCTCTTCTGTCTTGACCTTTTTCTTTTTGTGCGCGTCTTCTCCGTCCGATTCATCTCCGTAATCTATGAACGCCGCGTATCTTCCCGCTGTCTCTGGTTTCGCCTTTTTTGGTTCTTTTTTTTCAGTTTTTTTTGTTTTTAGTTGAACCGTCAATTTGAGCGCCGCCGAGTTCACTTCATTCCTTTTCGAATACAGAGAACAGTGCGTAATTGTGTGTCCTGGCAGATGACAATATCGACATTCCTGACTCAACAATGTTGGACATATTACTACTCCGTTATTATCTTTCACCCAATGTGACGAATATACGCTTTCTACTTTACCTGCGTCCACGCACACCTTGCAACACCTGATTTGTTTCACGATCTTTGACATATTTTAAATTTGAATTAATTTGCTTTGCTTTTTAAGGTACCATATATATATTTTTGTAATACTTTTCAATTTTTTTTCGCGATTTTTTTACAAGCTTTCTATCTATCTACAACTGTCTACTCTGGATTTCGCCCTGAAAACCTGGTTACATTCTTCATATAAAGCAAAGATGTTTGCTATTTTACTATTCTTTTTATCTTCTTGTTTTGTCATTAAGAGAGAATAAGCATTATAACTCTTACTCCAATATACGTCTCCCGATGAATCCAAGACCTCAAACTCGTTGTTCCTATTCACGTCCGACCACTTACCCACCTGTTTCTTCGAATACGCGTCGTATAAGTCACCCGTATGACTCCTCAAATACGGCTTGTTATTCATCAAACTTATTACCTTGTCGAACATCGTCATATTGTATTCTGTCGTCATTATTGATATCTTTTGTGTTTTGGCTATGTATATCATTCTTTAATTGGAAAAGTTTTCAATTTTTTATTCATTCTTTGATATGGAGCAATGACATATTATTGTTTTCCCGGATGGGAAAGCAAACCGTAATTATTTTTACACTCTATTTCCACAAAAAAATTGATTACTTTTTCGCCCTTTTAATATAAGACATCTTAACTATCATCAATTTTAAAATTACAATTCATTACGGTATAAAATACTCCACTAGCGTTCCGCTCCGTCACATCCCCTAAAATATGGCATTAGCCAACCCCCCTATGGACCGCTTCCGCCGCTTTATCGCCCATTCCAATATTTCGTTTAAGCAGCACCAGTTCGACGGCGTTCAATGGTGTGTCAACAACGAAACGCGCGAAGACCAACCCATACACGGCGGTTTCATCGCCGACGAAATGGGACTCGGCAAAACCATTATGGCCATCGGCACCTGTGTCGCCAACCTTTTGCCCCGCACCCTCATCGTCCTCCCCAGTGTGCTCATCAACCAATGGAGCAACGAAATAATGCGCACCACCGGACATAAACCCTTGATCTTCCACGGACACCATAAGAAAAACATATCTATGTCGCAACTCGAAACCGCACCCATTGTCATCACCAGTTACGGTATCATTTCCAATTTGAAGAAAAATGTCGATGTCGACGTCGCCGACGTGTCATCTTTTGTGTGTCCCCTTCACAACATCACGTGGAATCGCATCATCTTCGACGAGGCTCATCACCTGCGCAACAAAAATCGGCAATTTTACGGCGCCAGAAATTTAAAAACGGATATTCGATGGCTTATCACCGGCACACCCATTCAAAATAAGCGCACCGATTTCTACAACCTTTGTCGCGTTATTGGTCTTCCCGCTAGTTTCTTCACCAACACCGCCAATTTCGACGCCTTGTCGGACAACTTTATATTGCGACGAACCAAAGCCTCCGCCAATGTTGTGCTGCCCGAGCTTGTCGTCGACAATGAAACCGTACTTTGGAAATCCGAGCCTGAACGCATTTTGTCTCAAGATATTCATCTCTCTTTGAAGGCCGCCCAACAAGCCGATAAACTCAAACTCTTCATCAGAGCCAGACAAATTTGTATTCTTCCTTTTATGATTCGAGAGAAACTTCAACAGATGAACGACGACTTTATCGTTCGCCACGATCATTCCGAAACGGTCACTCATTGTAGCAGCAAAATGGACTCTGTCGTTGACACTATTCTATCTCGCAAGGGCAACGGCTGCGGCAAACTCGTATTCTGTCACTTCAAGGAGGAAATCGACACCATCATCGATCGTCTTGCTAGAAATGGTATGACCAACGTATCTTCATTTGACGGACGCACTCGGCAATCCCTACGAAATATCAAACTGGCGCAGAAATTCGAGGTCCTTGTTCTTCAAATTCAAACCGGATGTGAAGGGCTCAACCTACAGAATGATTACAGCGAAGTCTATTTCGTCAGTCCTCATTGGAACCCCTCTATCGAAGACCAAGCTGTCGCGCGATGTCATCGCATAGGACAATCCAAACCCGTTCACGTTTTCAAATTTGTTATGGACTCGTTTGACAGCGTGTTGTCCGATATTCCCAATCTTACGCTCGACCAATATGTCGCAATGACACAAAGTACTAAAAGAAATATTTCCAATACTATTTTACCTATTCCTATTCCTGCTCTTATTCCTACTCAATAAAAATGTGTATAATATTGATGTTTATTTGATGATCGTGTATAATTTGTATATATTTTTCTCTCTTCATTATCGATTCAAGAGAGAAAAAGCTTTCCTTTTTTGATATAGTGTATAATATACTGTGTAATATATCCTATGTATTTATGTGGTTATTTGGGGTACGGCGCGCCATTATACCGGGATCAAACGGAATTATACTAGTTGAAATATGTCGTCATTATCGATAAACCAGATATGAGTGGTGTTCCTAGTTATCGCTGGTGTTTTAATTCAATGCCGGATATTTATCTATATAGCATTGTGGTGCGATATTTCTGATTATTTTGTTATAGATTTTCACATTCTCTTCATCAGTACCTCCAAACCATTGCGATATCATTTTCAAGTATTGGCGTTGCTCATATGAATCTGGTCCGTGTATCATTGAATGATTTATTTTCATCCACTCTGTCGCCTGTCTCAGATTTTTTCCTGCTATTTTCCTTATTAATTGGATTACTTTCTCTTGGGAACTATTATCTTTTTCCCACCCATTTACATCATTAATATATATTATCAGTCTTTTTATGTCGCTACAATGAATCGGTCGTTTTGATACTTCTGTCGCCTGTAATCCTCTAGTAAATATATTGGTTATTCCTTGTGTATATCCATAACGACCCAAATCTTCCAAATCTTTAAAGGTTAACACGAGAGAATTCACAAATTCTGTTATGTTCATCGCGTCCTTACATGTCTCGTTCAAAAAGATTTGCATGTTGAATTTTGTGGTATTGTTATTATTATTCCCTGCGTTTTTTGCTAGCTCCATCATTTGTTTACCCTGTTCCATCATATATTTATTTTGTTCAATCATTAGATTTTTGAAATCTTGATTTTGCTTTAATAATTCTATTATGAGAGAAGAATCATTATTTTCCGATGTATTCTTCTCTAACATTGTTTGATTCTGCTTCAAGATTCCCATTATTAGATTCATATTGCTTGTTGGTTCTTCTTCTTCTTCATCTTTTTCTTTTTTGGGTTCTTCTTTACATTTCTTTTTGTGATTACATAAACTTGAATGATGTTTATATTCTTTACCACAATTACACATATATTTTTTTAATTCGGCGTTTTTTGGCGTAATATCATTCGGATTTATTCGTTTTATATGTTTGCGTGTAGTTATATGACGAATATAATCACTTTCTTTACAGCATTTAAAGTCACACGGATCACATACATATTTAACCGCGTGTTTTGGCGTAAAATCGCTCGGATTCATTCGTATATATATACTAAATATAAAAACGCCTAAACCTTTTTTAAATAAAAATATATTTT